TATCTGCTACTCAGACCACTCGTTCTGGTTATGGTAGTAGTGATGTGGATCTTACCGATACCAGTGAGTCCTTTGGTTTACCTGCTACTGCTGACCTTATGTTTGCTCTTATCTCTACCGAAGAGTTAGAGGAAATTAATCAAATTATGGTAAAACAACTTAAGAATAGGTACAATGATCCTACTCTTAACAAAAGGTTTGTTGTTGGAATAGATCGTGCTAAGATGAGACTGTATGATGTAGAACAATCAGCACAAAATGACATCGTAGATGCCAATCAAGAGGTAGATGCTACAACTAAAAGTTTATCAGAAAAATTTGCTAAGTTAAAAGTATGAGTGACATTCATTTTCAAAAACATAGAGTGTTTCGTGAGACAGAAGATGTCATTTTTTATGACATATCAGTGGACGAATCAAATGCATCTGATTTAGTTGTACATACTGGTGCTGCTACCTCACCTCCTGATGATATGGTAGGTGCAAAACAGTTTTATATTCATAGTTTTCAAGATGATTACAACAGAGTTGTATCAGGAGAAAGAACATTTGAATTAGTTAATTTTGAATGGAAATATCCCTACCATATTGTGCACTTAAATGTACAAAGTGGTGCTCTAATTATACCTCGTGAAACTTATCATCGTTCTGTGTCTGGAGAGGAAGGAAGTATAGTAATAAATCAAGCAAAAAGATACGATGGTTTTGATTCTACACAAGAATTTGTTCCTGTTTCTGCAGCAGAGGTAAAGAGATTATACAAAGTATTATTACATGAAAAACCAGTGATACATCAGTTGGGAGAATGAGGGTAGCCGCTATACATTATGGTAATCATGACGCTAATGCTTGTATCTACGATGGTGAGGTCAAGCATTATTTTTTGGAAGAAAGATTCAGTCGTAAGAAGCATGATGATAAGCATTTTCACATCTATAAAAACATACTGAAGGTAGATGAACCAGTAGATCTTATAGTATTATCTTACTTTGGTGATAAGACATTTTTAGGTGATGATAGTTTAAAATACACTAAGGTATTTCTTGAAGCATATAAGAAAAAACATGGTAAACTTCCTAAAGTTATAAAGGATAGTCGTCATCATAAATTTCATGCAGCAGGTGCATACTATAACAGTGGATTCGATGATGCACTTGTTGTAGTTATTGATGGTGCAGGTGGTCTTTCTAAGGGATTGTTTGAAGCTGAGACTGTTTTTATAGGTGGTTCATTTGAAAAAATATATGAGAATAAAATAAAATTATATCCTTGGATGAAAGGTCATTCTATGATGGGATTGGGTTATCTATACTCTGCTGCAGCTGTGCAAATGGGTGAACGATGTCTTCAAGCAGGTAAAGTTATGGGACTTAGTGCTTATGGAGAAGCACATACAACACATATAAAAAATGACTTGTATGTGGACGATAATATGTTCCACTGTAAGGACATTCATTTCATGTTTTATGATGAGCATCATATGAATATAGCACAGGAATTATATGGTAAGAAAAGTCTTGATACTATAACAAAGTTAACACAGTCTAACTACAAACCCTATGCAGATTTTGCAAAAGAAGTACAATTTGATACACAAAACGTGGTAATTAAAATTGTAAGAGATTCTTTAGAAAAAACTGGGCTACATAAGGTTTGCATGACTGGTGGTTATGCAATGAATATCATTACCAATAACTTATTGGTCGAAACTTTCCCAGACGTTGAGTTCTATTTTGAACCAATGGCTACAGACGTTGGCATTTCCGTAGGAGCTGCTATACTATACTCAAAGGAAAGAAAACCACTGACCACCACCTCATTTCACGGATGGCATTATGACCTATCAGAATATAAAGGGGAGGAAGTTGACCTCCAAGGAGTTGCTAGACTCCTTAAAGAACAAAAAAGCATCGCCATATATTATGGACACGCTGAAGCTGGACAACGAGCACTTGGGAATCGATCCATCCTCTACACCGCATTCGATCCAAAAGGAAGAGAAGTAGTTAATAGGATCAAGAAACGTGAGTGGTATAGACCATTCGCAGCATCAGTACTAGAAGAAGATGCACATCTATTCTTTGACATTAAAACAAACAGTCGTTTCATGACACAATGTTATAAAGTTAAAGACATACCAATTCCTTCTGTAACTCACATAGATAATACATGCAGAGTACAAACTGTAACCAGTGGACATCTATATGATTTGTTACTAGAGTTGAAAAAACTTACAGGTTATGGTATAATACTTAATACTAGTCTCAACTTAGCAGGTGAACCATTGGTTGAGACACCACAGCAAGCATTAGATGTGCTTGCTAAATCTGATTTAGATTACGTATGGTTCCCAGAGATAAAGCAATTAATTTCATGACTATAGATTTTGATAAGTACAGTGTATTCGTGGATGCTGTCACATCCGATTCCAGTAAAGATTTTGTCTATCTTGCTGATCGTTTGGTTGAACTTGACCAAAAGGGTGCCAATATTGAACGTCTTACCACTGCTGGCGTTGGGCTTGCTGCTGAGTCTGGTGAGTTTTTGGAGATCGTTAAGAAGATGGTCTTCCAAGGTAAGCCTTGGAACGACGACAATAGAGAACATCTTATTATTGAGTTGGGTGATGTTATGTGGTACGTAGCAAACGCTTGTATAGCATTAGATATATCTTTTGATGAAGTCATCAAAAGAAATGTCAAAAAACTAGAGAAAAGATATCCTGGCGGTAAGTTCGACATCGGTGACTCAGAGAACCGTGCAGCAGACGACCTATAATATACATCAAATATTTCCTCTCTCAATATATGAGAAGAAACTATCTGGTTTCTTGTCATCTCTGTACAAAAGTTTTGAAGACGCTAAGTTTGATAACAGTACAGGCAGAATTACAGGAGAGTTGAATGGCAAAGTTCTAGTACATCAAGACAAAAGACTAGAACAATTTTTTAGAGCTGTGAAAAAGAGTGCCATAGAGTACATGGATCAGTTCTCTATAGATAAGAGTACATTTGAAATTAATTTTGTAAAGACATGGTTTACTATATGTGATCCTGGTCAACACTTTCCATGTCATCATCACTCATGTTCTCATATATCATGGGTGTATTATATACAAACACCAGGTGACCCTTTAATTTTACATAAACACAATCCTAATGAATGGTTTGGAGATGCGTTTCAATTTACTAAAGAGAAAAAATTTAACAACGGTGACCAGTATGCTATCACTCCACAACCTGAGCATCTCATTATGTTTCCTGGTCATCTTGAACATTTTACTGCTCCTGAACCCAGAGAACATAGACGAATTAGTCTCGCTGGTGACATCGTTCTAACTCTCAAACATAGAACTGATACAGAATCAGGTTTGCTACCCCCTAGATACTGGAAGCAGTTCTAAATAGTTGTATGAAACTATCTGATTTTTATCGCAACGGAAAAAGATATGACGGTCGCCCCGAAACCTTTGTAAAAAGGATTGTGGATGGCGGTCTTTTTGAGCTCACGGATAATAATGGGTACTTAGAAATTTTTGAAGTGACTGTCTATTTTAAAAATGGTACTGAGCAGAAATATAATAGAGATAAACTTAAGTTTAAGAAATGGGCTAATGCTTTATTGACAGATTTAGATACACTAGCAAATGCAGGTGGTCTAAGGGGTAAAGCACAGATAGAAGTCTGGGGATCTATGAAGGAATGGGACGATGGTTTCACATATGATTGGACGTTTGCAGATTTACATAAGACAGATCATTTTGGTGGTAGAGGTGCTAGTGGGCAGAAGGTAAATAAAGGTGAGCAATATGAAAGAGAACTTGCTGACAGTTTTTTTAAGTATGGTGATGCAGGTGGTAGATATCCTGAGCATGTTAAAAAAATACTGAAAGCTATATGTAAAAAGAATCAAAACAAATGTTTTAAAAAGGCAGAGCATGTTGGTGGTGTAAATGCTCCTCGTCCTATGGCAGAAAAGAATGGTGCTTTTTATATTTCTGCAGGTGGTGAAGATAAAAAAGATATTGGAAGTACCTTAACAGATATAACTCTGACACTTGGTAAGGGAAAAAGTGGTGGAACTGAAAAAATATATCTATCAGTTAAGTTTGGGGATACATTATCGTTCTTTAACGTAGGTGTACGAGGTCCTAGAGATGAAGAAGCAGAGGGGTTAAGAATATTTCCACTAAAGAAGATGGAAGCTGGTGAAATAACAGAAGAAGGACAACGTTACTTAGATATGTTTGGTATAGATCGTGCAAAATTTATAGATGTATTTTCTAAGTATGATAAAGATAGAAAAACACCTACAGTAGCAGGTCATAGAACATCACATACCTTACAAGGACAAGGAAAAAAAGATCTAGAAAATTTTTGTGCTAGTGGAGTTGGGTATGGATATTGGATGGTGCATTATACTGGAACGGATCTACATGTATATGAAGTTGATAAAGCATATATGAATAGTGCCAGTAAATTAACTAGTGATACTATTGGTATTGATTATGGTGGAGCAGGTGGAGCAGGTAAAAGAATTGATATTAATTTTCAAACTAAGGAATATGATTTTAAATTTAATATTAGATCTAAGTCTGGTGGAGAAATTTACCCCACACATAGCAACGGAGATTATTTCAAAAGGTAATGGCAAATATAACACAGTTAAAACATTTAGAACATTTAGAAGATGAGATGCTCAACTATGGAGTTGAGGGTTGCCATGCTGCTGTTTCTTTCCTTAAAGAACTAAGGCAAATGGTTGGTAAAAAGGCAACTGGTTCCTTGATGCAGACTAAATGGGATGGTGCACCATCAGTTGTTTGTGGTAAACATCCTCTTACAGGTAGATTCTTTGTGGGTACTAAATCAGTGTTCAATGTAACAGAACCTAAACTCTGTTATTTTGATGAGAACATAGATGCATACTATGCTAATATACCTGACCTTAGAGATAAGTTAAAAGTTGCTTTGAGAGAGTTTGAAAAATTAAATATTAATGGTGTAATACAAGGAGATCTTCTTTATACTGACGATGTACTGGAGGAGACAATTAATGGACAAAAACTTTATACATTCAGACCTAATACTATTACATATGCTATACCCGTAGATCATCCTTTAGGTGAGAAGTGTAAAGCATCAAAGATTGGTGTAGTATTTCATACTCATTATAAAGGTGATGATCTTGAATCTATGCAGGCACAAGGTGGTGTACCAGATAGTATGATTGGTAGCACCCCTGAGGTTTTAAATATTAAAAACACTACTCCAATGAACGAAGTTAACTTTAGTGAAGCTGAGTTTACTCAATTTGACAGACATGTAGATGAGATAGAAAGAATGTGTAGATATTCTGGAGATTTTTTAGATGAACTCCTTGGTCTTAAAGGCACAAAGGGAGATGCTAAATGGCATATAGCATCATACATGAAACAGTTCTTTAATGATCAGATAAAAAAAGCTCAGACCATTAGTAATCCTGATAAAACATTAGCAGATATGATTAACTTCTATGATGGTAAAGTAAATGCAGCTGCTAGTAAACTATCTGCGAAGACACAGGTACAGAAAAAGAATTTAATATATGCCAGTCAAAACTTTGCAGTAGAAAATGCTAGTAAGTTCAGAGGTGTACTTAAACTGTACAAGGAATTACAAGCATTGAAAACAATGGTAATAAAGAAACTTGATGCATTAGAGACTACTATTCAAACATATGTTATGACTGATAAGGGTTATAAAATTACGTCTCATGAGGGTTATGTTCTACATAAGGATGGAGACATGATCAAATTTGTTAACCGTATTGAGTTTTCATATAACAACTTCACACTCGCAAAACAATGGCGATAGAATTAGAATCTAGGGTTTGTTATTTTACGTTTGGTAGATTCCAACCCCCTACAATAGGACATAAGGAGAACTTTTTAGCTGTAAAGAAAGCAGCTAAAGGTCATGACTATCGCATATACATTTCTCAGACTGTAGATAAGAAAGGAACTAACCCATTAGATCCTGATACAAAATTAAAGTATATGATTAAGATGTTTCCTGAGCATAGGGGAAAAATTTTTAGCGGACCTAGAGATCCAACTGCAGTCTTCCAACATATTATGCAAGATGGATACCATGAAGCATACTTTCTTGTTGGATCTGATAGAGTAAAAGCTATGCAGTGGGTTAAGAATTACAATCATAAAGATTATTCTTTCCGTAAGATGGATATTATATCATCTGGAGAACGTGATGCTGATGGTGATACCTTTGCTATTTCTGGTACTAAAATGCGGAGAGCAGCTAAGGTAGGTGACTTCACAACGTTTAGGAAAGGTATTCCTTCCGCACTTCCAGACAAGCAATGCAGAGAGTTGATGATAGAAATACACGATAACATGTAAACCCGTATAAATAAACTTGATATGTACACATATATTAATGAAATCTTTCTCGGACTTTGCGAAGAAAACTAAGGTTGCGGAAGCAAATATCACCAAAGATAAGTTCTATAAGAATGAAGTCTATAAAAAAGGTGAGTGGATTCTTACTGAGAACGGACAAGTAGGAAAGATTTTACGTCGAGGACCTAACTATGTGTTGTGTCTTACTGCTGAAGAAACTACCTTCCGCACTTGGATTACAAACATACAAGAAGTATTCGAGATTGGAACTGACGCATATCGTGAGTATGTAATGTCGCTTACGCCTGGTCAAAAGGTGCAGAAACCTGAAGGCACAGTCAAAGTTAAGCAAACAATTCCAACAGACCCTATTAAAGATAAGATGAGCCACCACGAGTCAAAAAGTTTAGCACAGATAGCTGCTGAAACAGGTTTAAATACCTCATTCAAATCCATGGAAGAGACATGGAGATATGATAAGTCCGCAATCATGGGCAACAAAGACGTTAAAGGTCTTGGTGCTGATGGTGTAGGTGGAGGTGACGCACCTGGTATGAAACTTGCAGAACCAGACGGAACTAAAGGCAAACCAGCTATTAAAAAAGTTAAGCATTCTTGTGCTACTAAGGTGGAGCATCCAGAATGGGGTGAGGGTAATTGCTTAAAAGAACAGCATACACTCGATGAAGAAGGTAACGTCAGTCATTATGATGTTATGTTCGATCACGGACTAGAGCAAGACGTTCCCGTAAAAGATATCAAGATTACTAGAGAGGGTATGCATGAGCATGCAATCAACCCAACTAAATCTCAAAGAGAAATTGAAGCACAACCTCCCAATGAGTTCGTTGATGATGAACTATCAGCTGAGGTTAAGACAGAAAGTAAGAAAGCAAAGAAAGATTACGATGGAGATGGCAAGGTAGAATCAGGTAAAGACGAGTACTTTGGATCCAGAGATAAAGCCATCAAGAAGGCGATGGGTAAGAAAGCGATGAAGAAAGAGGAGACAGTAGAGGAAGGTAAGAAGAAAGGTCTCTGGGATAACATTCATGCTAAGAGAAAGAGAGGAGAAAAACCTGCAAAGAAAGGTGACAAGGACTATCCTAAGACTCTTAACGTAGAAGGCATGAAGACAGCACGTAAGAATGTCGGTGCATCTACTTGTTGGGATGGTTACAAAGCGAAGGGAACTAAGATGAAGGGTGGTAAAGAAGTACCAAACTGTGTTAAAGAGTTTTCTGAGTGGAGAAAGTTATCTGAAAAAAAGTAACAGGTCCTGTTGAGGTAATGCCTCAACTAGAGGACCCAGATGGATTTAAGTCAGGTGAATCTAAGAAGATGCCTAAGGTAGGTAAGGATAAGAGCAAGATGGCTTGCAATCACACCAAAGAAGGTGTAGAATGTCCTGTACATGGTAAGAACGGTTGCCCGAAAATATTTTAAAGTATGAGAAAAATTTGGCAAGAGGATGTGATCTCTGATCTATCCTCATTTCGTAATCTTAAAAATCAATATAGACAGATTATTCCAGAGATCATAAGATTTGTGGAGGTCAATCAACCTATCTTGCAAGAGTGGGTACTTGACCAATGGGTAGAAGATAGAAACTTAGGTAGAGTACAACTGTGGGAAGGTGACTGGAAAGTAATTCCTATGCCACTCAATCCTGTAGGCACTACTGCAAATGAAGAAGACTACGAACTCAGCGAAATGGTATCATTCGTTGAGTTATTTAATACTACGGTAGAAAAGGTACAAGAAGTATTACCTAAGTTGACTGCAAGTATGCAGTCACTGTGCCCCACATTCTATAGTGCTATACAAGAAGATGTAGATGGTATGTTACTTAAGTCATGTACTATAAGTAAGTTGACACCTGGCACAAAGATCAATCCGCATTCTGGTGACATAGATTCACTCCGCTTACACTTCCCTGTTATAGAAGATGCGGGTGCATGGTTAAGTGTGCGTGGTAGAAAGAGATCATGGAAGGTGGGAGAGCTCTTTGCATTCCATGATCATGATAAACATTGGGCACAACATAACGGAACTCATGATAGAATCGTAGTTATTATGGACTATGCACTATCTCAACTAGAGGATAGGGGTATTACCATAGAAAAATGGGAAGAGGAACTTGCTATATAATATACAAATTGCAATTTAATTATGACTAAATTTTTACTCCCCTTTGCTATCAACATTATTGATAAGGCAGTGGATAAGATCCCAGAGGATCTAGAAGATAAGATCAAGTTATTCCTTATCGGACTACTTGAAAAAGCAGCAGCTAAATCAGGCAACAAAGTTGATGACCAACTAGTTGCAGCACTGAAGAAAGCTCTACTTGAATAAATATAACATAGACAACTTTTAATAATCGGAGATTGCCATGTCGCTTTATGGTAAGGACGACAGTAATGCCAATAAAACCAAAGCGGGTATTGGTGTCGCT